TATTTGATTCTAAATAAGTTAATTTAGATAAAAATAATATAAGAGTACTTACCTATATAACTAGGTAAGTACTCTACATTTACTAATCAACATATAACGATAACTTCTTATCTACTAGATAATCACTAAGATACTTTAAGAATCTTTTATTCCTATCTCTTTCATCTTCTATACCCATTAACTCCCTGATTAACTCTTCAGTTACATCTATAGATATCTCTGTTGTTATTCTAGTATCATCTAGATACATATGATGTTCTACAGTAACATTACAATGATTAGTATTACTATTATATTCTATAGTCATATCACCATAGTCATGACTATAGTCATCATCATCTTCTAGAATATAGACTTCAATATCTATCTTTTGTTTTAAATCTCTTTTAGCTATATAGCTTAGTAACAATAACTCTGTAAAATGAATACTTCTATTATCAGCAGTATCTAGATTAGCATCTAATGATTTACTTAAGTACTCAAATACATCTTCTTTTAGATACTTTTTATAATCATCTACAACACCATTATCATCAGTTGGTAATACCTTATACCTATCTAGTAACTTAACAGTATCATGATCCTTTAATAGATCAGTGGTAGTAAACGTTACTCCTAATAGATCTTTAATAGTATATAATGTGTTATACCTATAGTCATAAGTAGTATAACCATACTCATATTCACCATCTAGAATACTTAGATCTATCAGTATGTTTTCACTATCATTACTTAGCATTCTCCCTAAGTTAGTTTCAGTATCTCCTATAGTTAACATTTGTATAATCATCTTCTTATCTCCTTTTATTAATCTTTACATAACAATCTTACACCATTATCTTTTATCTTGTCATTAACATACTCTAAGTATCTTAAGTTTCTATCTGGAGTATCTTCTATACTTATTAACTCCTTAATGAACTCTTCTGGTATACTTACAGATACCATTTTACTATCATCATTGCTATCTTCATAATTATAATTGTAATACTCTATAGTAGCGTTACACGTCTTAAGATCACTATTATACGTTATATACATACTAGCACTATCTTTAGTATAATACTTATCCTTTTCATCATCTTTACGAAATAAGATAACATCAATACTCTGTGTTAGACCTTTATTAGCTAGATAACTTAATACTAATAGCTCTGTAAGGTTTAAATCAGTATTATCAACTACTTCATTTTCATGTGGGTTAATGATATAATCTAGATGCTTAAATACATCTTCTCTTAGATACTTTTTATAATCCTCTACTATACCATAGCCATCAATTGTTAATACACCATATCTATCTAATAGTTTTACAGTATCGATATCTTTTAGTAGGTCCGTAGTAGTAAATTGAATATCTAAAATATCTTTAACTTTATATAAAGGATTGTACTTATAGTTAAAACTACTATAACCATATTCATCATCACCCTCTATAACTGTTAAGTCTAATATGACTCTATGATCGTTACTTAACACTCTACCCAAGTTAGTATCAAATGTGCCTATCTTTAACATCTCTATAACCATCTTGTATCTCCTTACATTAATTTAAAATATACTAGATAGTCTTAGAGTACTTATATACCCTAAGACTATCACCTTGTTACTTATCTTCTTCTTGCTTCTTAATATCATCTGTTAAGTTACTAGGATTAAAGATCTTAGCTTTAAGATCGTTTATACCATCCTCTATTTTAATAAGAGTTCTTCCTAGTCCTCTCTTACCTAATGAGTAAGAGAACCATAGTGCAAACCCTATAGTACCTGCTGTTATAATACCTTTCATATTTTTTGCTCCTTATGTTAACCGACTAGTTTAACTATATACCATCGATATGCATTGTTATCTTTATGTATAAGTGTATCAGGATACCATACATATCCTGGTTGTAATACTTTATTCGGATATACATTACTTCTAACGACTAAATTTTTATAAGCTCCTAATGCCAAATGTTTAAACACGAAATCAGGCGCATGAGCTGGTTCAGGCGATATGCCAACTTCTTGTAATCTATTAAGCCAATCTTCACGGCTCATCACAGAGCCAGTATGTTCAGTTCCGGCAAATACAGTTTCTGATACGTCATCCTGAGACTTTTCATCACTATTAAGTTTCTCGTGTTGTTCCTGTGCTTCGTTATCTATATTTTCTGTCTGTTGATACGTATTGCTAGTACCCCAAAAAGGTGTGAACGTAGGTTGAGCTAACCCACTATTAGTGTTCATTTGGTAGTTCTCGAACCCATTAGGTTTCATAGTGTGTCCAGCACTATGTACACTAGGATTAAATCCAGGTGTAGGATTATACATAGGTGGTTGATACATAAATCTAGGTTGAATATTCATAGCCATTTGATTTGGCCCATATGCGCCATACATTCTATTCAGTTCTGATCCAAATGTCTGTAAGAACTTAACTACCTCTTCGTGTAGTAAACCTGGATTAGATTTATTTAGGTCCATTATTCTAAGCTCTAAATTACTTATTCTAACTTCTAGACTAGCTAATCTATTTAAAATTTCTTCGTTCATCTCTTATCTCCTTATTGATTTTATACATATATAACGATAACTAGCTTATGTATGGCGGGTACATAA